CATGGAAGTATTTAATGCTATAGATACACTCGTAGATTCAGGTGATGCTAGATACACAGCAGCAGGTGAGTACAACGGTGGCTCTAATGTATGGATGGTGCTTGCCCTACCTAAGGGAGTGCAAGTAGCAGGTGACCCACATAATGCTTTCTTGTTAGTCAAGACAGGGCATGATGGTTCATCAGCAGTTATAATCAAGCCAATCATTGAGCGATTGTTTTGTGCTAATCAAATTAATCGTCTTATCATGGGTAAAAATAAAAATAAGTATACCTATAGCATGAAACATACAACTAATAGTAAGTTATCTATCCAAGATATACGTAACATTACACAGTTAACTTACACTATGATTGATGACTATCAAGCAATAGCCAATAATTTATTGGGTAAAAAAGTAGAAGATGAACGTGCTAAAAATATCTTTAAACAACTATGGGCATTACCCCCTGAAGTTGAAGGTGTAGCACATCAGTTCTTAACACAAGGACAGAAGCGTCAACAAACTATAGCAATGGATGCACGTAAGAATGCATTCGATATCTTTGCATACTCTCCAACCCAAGAGAACATACGAAACACAGCCTTCGGTGTATGGCAAGCAGTCATTGAGCATGCCGACCACCATGCAGGTAAAGATACAATGAAGCGTTCAATCAATGCTATCTCAGGCAGGTCAGATAGAATCAAGAGCAAGGCATTAGACCTTGTGCTTGTTTAAACTAAGGAGAAAGAAACAAATGGATACAATTACAGTTGATGGTGTAACATATAACGAAATAGAATTTCGTCAATATAAAAATGCACATGACAACACTGCTACCATGAAGGAGTTATTAAATGGAGTTAGATATAAAGTTCGAGACTTCTTTAGTGAACTTGAATGGCAAGATGGTCAAGCAACAGTTACTAAAAGTGAAGTCAACGAGTTGCTTGAATCAATCGGATGCGATGCACTCCGTTCCACATTCAGAGCAACTGTTAACATTACTGCATACGTTACTGATTATGAAGCAGCCAGTGAAGATGACGCAACCATCTGCATTGCAGATGACATCTCATTAGATATAGGTACAGGTAGTATTGAGATATCTAATCTAGAAGTAGATGATGTAGAAGATGAAAATTAATGTACCTCATTTACCTTATGCCAATACTGCTGGCTGGTCAGGTACTGACACATCTATGGCTCGCGCTTTAGATAATGTTACATCTGGCAAGGAATTAAACAACCAACAAAAAGCGTTAGCATATATAAAAAATGCTGGTGTGTTTGGTGTAACATGGAAAGAACTAGCAATAGAAATGTTATGGCATCACGGCACTGCAAGTGGCGTGTTGTCAGTACTCCATAAAGCAGATGAGATAACACGTCTACGTAGAACACGCGGTAGGTGTAAGATATACATCAGCATACTTGCAGCACAAATGAATCCAGATATGTTAACAGAAAGTTATAAGAAAAAAAGTAAGCCGTGTCCACATTGCGGTGATAATATATACGGAACCCCAGTGTGATACAATAATTAAGTTAGCAGTAGATAGATTTTGGCTTTCTCCTTTACTATCTACTGCTGACTCTAACTAAGGAGAAGCATGGCAGAGTTACAAATAGAACGTGATAGATACGGCAGACCATTAGTAGTACCACCTAAAGGTGGTAAACCAATAGCATATACACGCACGACTACAGTTGCTGGCACATTAGATGATGGTGCAGGATTAGTTGCATGGAAACTACGGATGGCAGCAATAGGTTTAACACAACGACCTGACTTACTGTTAGCAGCAAGTGCACAACGTGATAACAAATTAGAGTTAGATAAACTAATAGAAGATTCAATGGAAGCAGCAGGTGCTACAACAGCAGCAACTATAGGCACAGCACTTCACGCACTCACAGAAAAACTTGACAAAGGTGAAGAATTGGGTGTGATACCAGAAGATTATATTGCAGACATACAAGCATATGCTGATGTAACTAAATCATTTAAACACATACACATTGAACAGTTCTCTGTACTAGATAAATATAAAATTGCTGGTACTCCAGATAGAGTTGTTGAATACAAGGGTGAGAAGTTTATTGCTGATTTAAAAACAGGAAGCATTACTTATCCACACAAGATAGCAATGCAACTTGCGGTGTACGCCAACGGCTTGCCGTACGACCCTGCTACGGCAACCCGTGGCAGTTGGGGTGACATTAACACCGAGCGTGGTATTATAATCCACTTACCAGCAGGCAGTGGTGAGTGCACGTTGCACTTTGTTGACCTTAAAAAAGGTTGGAAAGGTATACAGTTAGCAATGAAAGTAAGAACTTGGAGAGACACTAAGAAACTAACAGAAAAAATAAAGGGAGAATGATGACGCACACAGAAGCACCAATCAGTATCAATCTAAAAACATTAGCAGGTACGCAGTTAACATTACGTGCTAGTAACGCAGAAGAATTTACCATGCTTACTTCTACAATCTTTCAGATTACAGAAGCAATCACTGAAGTAGAGACAGCAGTACGTGGTGCTAACGTAGCAGTACCACAAGACCCACAAGTAGGATATGCAACAGCAGCATTAGGTGGAATAGTAATTCAACCTACACAATCTGCTCCGTCAGCAGGTGTACGCATGTGTCCACATGGAACCATGACACGCATTCATGGGTTGACTGGCAAGTTTGGACCATACAAAGGACACTTCTGTCCAGCAAAACAAGGTGACCCAAGTAAGTGCAACACTCAGTATATTAAACAGACAATGCCTGAATGGAATGTATTCGTAGCAGACCAAACAAAACAGTAAATGAAAACATTACGCCGTAGTATTGGCAAGCCAGAGGTAGGTGGAGAACCATTGCCACCTACCTTTCAAGCATTCCAACGAGAAGGAATCATTCTTCGCCGTGCTGAAGTAACTATAATTGCAGGTACACCTGGAGCAGGTAAGTCATCTATTGCATTACACATCGCAGCAAAACTCAAACAACCAACACTATATTTTTCTGCCGATACTAATGCACATACAATGGCTATGCGTTTACTAGCAATGAAAGCAAAGATAACACAACAAGCAGCAGAACAGATACTAAAATCACATCCCGATACAGCAGAAGATTTACTACGTGAGTTTAATAATTTGTACTGGTCGTTTGAACCTAGTCCATCTCTTAAAGATTTAGATGAAGAAGTGTTAGCATTTGAAACTATGTGGGGCAGAAGCCCTACACTTATAGTAGTAGATAATCTTATGGACGTAGCCATTGACGGACATGAAGAATTTGCTGGACTCAGAGCAGTAATGAAAGAACTTAAGTATCTTGCAAGAGATACCAATGCATGCGTACTTGTACTACATCATACTAAAGAAGGATTCTCTGGCTTCCCATGTCAACCACGTGCAGCATTACAAGGCATGGTTAGTCAGATACCAGCAATGGTACTAACAGTAGGACAGATGGTGCAGGGTGCAGACACATACCTATGTGTAGCCCCAGTTAAGAACAGGTATGGTAAAGCAGACCATACAGGTAACACGTATGTATCACTACTCTTTGAACCAGCAAGCATGTACTTAGAAGATATACTTAGAGATTACAGACAGGAAGAGATAACACAATGAGTAGTGCAGCCAAAGCCAAAGGCGCAGGAGCAGAGCGAGATGTAATTAAGTATCTTAAAGAATGGTTTCCCTATGTTGATAGGCGACTGGCTGGTGCAACACTAGACAAAGGTGATGTCTCAGGTATACCTGGAGTTACAATTGAAATAAAGAACCACGCTAAGATGAACTTAGCAGGATGGGTAGAAGAGTTAGCAACGGAGATGGCTAACGATAATGCATGGACTGGTGTGGTGTGGCACAAGCGAGTGGGCAAGGGAAACCCAGCCGATTGGTATTGCACCATGCCTGGACATGTGTATGTAGATTTACTACAACGAGTATTAATTGGAGGATACAAAGATGATAAAGAAAATACTTAAAGAAATAGAAGACCAAGTAAATTGGCATAATCAATTAATGTTATCTGACTATCATAAAGATAATCAAGTAATGCAAGATGGACATGCAATAGCAGCAATGTCATATGAAAGAGCAGCCCAGATAGTAAGAAAACATGCAGCAAAAACCAAGCATTGAAGAGTATCTTAATTACATAGGCGCAGCCGTGCCCGCTCATGGGGCAGGTTGGCGCAAGATGAAGTGTCCATTCCATGATGATAGTCATGCATCAGCAGCAGTAAACTATGATGGTGGTGCATTCATATGCCATGGTTGTGGTATTAAAGGTGATGTATATAAATTGATACAACATAAAGAAGGAGTCAACTATCGTGAGGCTATCAAGTTCGCAGAAACAATTCTTGTTACGAGCGACACAACAGTACGCAAGCAAGATAGAAACAGCAGAAGAGTATCTCGCTCAACGGAGTCTATCGGTAGACGAAGCAAGAATTTTTCACTTGGGCGTAGTAGAAGAACCATTACCTAGCCATGAACAATACAAAGGTAGACTAGCAATACCATACATAACACCATCTGGTGTAGTAGATATTAGATTCCGTTCTATGCACGGGGAAGACCCCAAGTATATGGGATTAACTGGTGCCAAGACTACAATGTTTAACACTCAGGCTTGCTTTGTTGCCAACAAGTATATATGTGTCACCGAAGGTGAGTTTGATTGTATACTTATGTCAGTAAAAACTGTGCATCCAACAGTAGGTATACCAGGGGCTAACAACTGGAAGTCCCATTACGCTAAGATACTAGATGACTTTGAAACAGTAATAGTCTTGGCTGACGGTGACCCTGCAGGTCAGGAGTTTGGCAAAAAGATAAGCAGAGAGTTAGGCAATACCAATGTCATAACAATGCCAGAAGGCGAAGATGTCAACAGCATAATAACCAAGTTAGGGAGTGAATGGATTGATGAACGAATCAGAGGATGCATTTCTATTTGATGGCAGTATATGGGAACACATTAAGCATATTGATTACACAATATGTATCCCAGTATCTGATACAAAAAACCTAGACATGCTAGCCTGCATGAGAGACATCTATAAAACAATAGACAAAGATAAAGAAGAAGCAAAAGAACTTATATCATCAGTTGTTGCCTTGTTTGTGGCATCAAAGTATGACAAAGCAGACCAAATATGGGAAGAATTAGTAGTAAGTTCTGAGACAAGAAACATAGACTCTGAGATAAGGAAGTTACTTCGTGAAAAATCCTGATGATGTAGAGGTAATACTACAAAGTCTCTACGATATTATGAAAAAGAAGCATGAAGATTATGGTCCAATGAATATAGCAGGAGCACCAGGTGGTCCTATGAACGGGCTACGTGTACGTATGTACGATAAGTTGGCTAGGTTAGTACACTTATCGGACAAATCCGACACGCCCAACTATGAATCTATTGAAGATACCCTCATTGACCTAGCAAACTATGCCATCATAGGTCTACTTGTTCAACGTGGACAATGGGAAGGCATTAATTATGAAGAGGATTGTAGTATTAAGTGACTTACAAATCCCTTATCAAGATAACAAATCACTAGATGCAGTAATATCTTTCGTTAAAGATTACAAACCAGATGAACTCTGGTGTGTAGGTGATGAGTTAGATGCACCTGAACCTAGCCGTTGGAACAAAGGCATGGCAGGTGAATACGCAGATACACTGCAAGATAGTATTGATTTAACAAATGAAATCATGCATTCATTCAGATTAGCATTAGGAAAGAAACCGTTTTATATACAAAGGTCTAATCATACTGACCGAATAGACACTTACATTCGTAAGTTTGCACCTGCATTTGCCAGCCTTGACTCTCTTAAAATAGAAGAACTACTAGGCTATTCTAAATTAGGGATTACATATCTCCATCGCATGACAGAGATACTGCCTGGATGGGTAATGGCACACGGTGATGAAGGTGCACTCAACAAGGTAGCAGGCTCAACAGCACTAGGTCTTGCCAAAAAACTAGGCAAGTCAGTTGTGTGTGGACACACACATAGACTAGGACTACAGCATGAGACAACAGGATTATACGGCAAGACTAAAACATTATTTGGACTAGAAGTAGGACATCTAATGAACATGTCAGAGGCTAGTTACCTGACATCAGGTGCCAACTGGCAGCAAGGTATTGGTATATTAGTTGAAGACAAGCGCAAAGTAACCCCTTTTGCAGTGCCTATTGTAAGTGGGACAGTTATAATTCCATGAGCAATTACATAGAAGAGTATAACGTTTTGTTACAATCTGTTGCTACCGAATACTCTAAGCGTTATAAAATGCTAGAGCGTAATGACATTGCTCAAGAATTATGGATGTGGTTCTTAACACACGTAGATAAATACCTTGAATGGTCAGAGTTAGAACAAAAAGATAAAGATAAATTAATAGCACGGTCTTTAAGAAATGCAGCCATAACATACTGCGAGTATGAAAAATCTAAAAAAATTGGCTACGATATGTCAGACCTTTACTACTATAATCCGTCAGTAGTAGAGGCATTTCTTCCTTCAATCATCAGCGAATCATATGAGATACCTACCAAGATACAAGACCTTAACTTTAAATTTGGTAAAGGTGATGCAACAGATGGTAACAATTGGTTATCTTTAAGGTCAGATATAGCAACAGCCTATTACAAACTAACAGAAGCCAAGCAGAATGTATTACGCTTACGTTTTTCTATTGACTCTCCTGACTGGACTCTATTAGCATATGACATGCAGAGCACACCTGATGGTGCTCGCATGAAAGTACAACGTGCTGTTAGTTCTTTAATTAAAAATCTAGGAGGATGGCGACCACAAAGTAATGAAGATGTTAATGGATGACCTAAGAGGTATACCTACATTTGCCTGTATATGTGGCTCATTAATGTTTAAAGTTGTAGTAATGTGGGATGAAGAAACCAGAGCAGTTGGATGGTATGATTTAGCACAAGAGTGTATTGAGTGCGGTACTATTACAACAGCACCTACTGAAATGGATGGATGTGATGAATAAAGAAATTGGAACTATTCAGGCTATTGAGAAGGAATTAGGATGAGTCCAACCTATGATTTTAAATGTGACTATTGTGGAACGGTAACAGAAATACAAGAGCCATTACCACCACAATGTGCAGTTGATGGTGAAACCATGATTAGGATATGGACAGCAACACCAGTACACTTCAAAGGCTCAGGCTTCTACTCAACAGGAGGATAAATGTACCCCAAGTTCAGAACAACTCCATCATGTCAAGGTACTAATACAGAAATGTGGTTCATTGAAGGACTTAGAGGGTCATATCAAAATGAAGTGATGCTTAAACGTATCTGTAAAGGGTGTCCTGTACAAGACCAATGCCTAGACTACGCCCTAAAGAATGCAGTAATAGGGTACTGGGCAGGTACAACTGAGCAAATCCGTAAGAGTATAAGAAAGAGAAAGAATATAATACCAATTCCCCTTATAATTTAAGACACAAAAAAGACCCCCATCCAATAGATAACCTATCGGGTGGGGGCTTTGTCGTTCTACGGGGCGTACAGCACCTTTAAAAGGCTATTCTGAACCTTTACCAAACTGTGTTGCAGATGGGTCAAGGTACTTAAGAAGCGGACCAGCCACGCCAGCGAGTGCTGCGGATGCTAGTTGCTTAGGGTCTGTGACCCCTGCTAAATACAATGCGATAACGGCTGCTGCCGCAGCGCGAAACCAAGATAGTGCTACTTGTTTAAACTGTGCCATTTATTATTCCTCTCGTTTATCTGTACAAGATGGGCAAAGGAACAGCCAACCCCGATACAGTTGTGCTCCAACAGTACCACATCCCTCACAAGTGTAAGGATTTAGTTCTTGGAACTCTTCGTCTATCATTTATTAGAGTGTAATTTACAGCAGGTACAAGGTAAGACTGGGTAAGCCTTCTTGATAGGGGCTATAGTCATTGAAGCAAGCAAGGAATAGATAGGCTTAGGCTGGTTGAGCCAGCCAAACCAAGGAGATGTATCATTTGCAGACTCATCTTTGATTGAGATATGAAGGTGTTTATTATGCTGGTTGGTGCCAGTATATTTCTTCTCGCCTTTATCCTTAGACCATATCTTGCCTTGGAATATTAAATACTTTACACGCCCATCAGACTTAAACCTATTATAGATATCAACGCAGTCAATACCATTGACAGGGTCGTGAGTAAGGTCAACAGCAAGACCAGTATTGTGGTCAGAATTAGGGTTCTGTTTCTGATGAGCCACGCTAGGAAGTAAGCCATCGCTTATCTTCTTTCTCTTTGGTTTGAGTGCAGTTGCTTGACGGAGTACTGCTATTGCAGCAGGTACCGCTTTCTTTACAACAGTTGCCATTACTTCTCCGCTATCAGTTTGTATAAATCATCTATGCGTGTTTCCATTCTTGCCATAGAGTCTTTCATTGAACTGCCACCATTGGGCTTGAGTTCGTTTAGATAATGCTTGACCATCCACCTGATGCCGCCAGCCATTGCTGAGAAAATTGCTATAACAGCAACTGCTATGGTTAGATAGTCTTTTAATAACATTATACTGTTCTCACGGTTATCTCTATGATGCCACCAAAACCGTCAAATCTCTTATCAGGTGGTGTCATACGGGTGAATGTAACTTGCTCTATAAATGCTTGTCGTGACTCACCAGTTGTAAGGTCTTGCCAAGTGAGTACATCGCCTGTCTTTTCTATCTCTTCTAATAATTGTATGCGAGCAAAGGCTCGCCCTTCATACCCAACTACAGTATTAAATCTATCTGTCTCAACATCATAACACCATACTGGGAACTTAATAACCCTGTTGCGTGGTGTAGCAATGGTTGCTTTTGCTTGATATCCCTTGAATGTTGGACCACTAGAAGTGGTTGTGGCATCTCTTGCTAGGGTAAACTTATATGCTAGGAATTCTTGTGCTGTTTGAGGACTAGAGGTGGTGACTTCAACTGCAGGAACTCCAGAGTTGTAATCAATATGGTCATAGGTAGTATCACTACCATCTGTGTTAGTTGCAATAGATGATAACGTAAAGTTACCTACTTGAAATGAACCTCTGGCTATCAACCGTTTAAAGTTTTTAGGTTCTAAGGTGGAGAATCTAATCTTACCTGTAGTTATAGAACCAGTTGCTGCTAATGCTCCAGTAGTACCATTGTATTCACCTGATTGAATGGCTATGCCATTGCTACCTGATGTAGCAAATGCTATCTGATTACTATTGCCTACAAAGTCTACGCTAGTTGCATAGCCAGTAGCACCATCTAGGTAGGCATCTTTAGCATAAGCAAAGCGTAAGGTTTCAATTTCAGAACCTAAGTCAACACGGTATAAACCAGCATATCCACCAACTGTGCCAGTAGCCCATACAAATCTATCGCGGAAAGCAAAGTCACGCGCTAATGGTTTAACTGTTCCAGTACTGTCTTCAAATATCAATGGACCATAAGACAAGTCACCAGTTGTATCTGAGATGCTAGCCACACGCATACCTTTATTAGTACCTATCATTAGGTAGCCAAGGTAAGATTCAATCTTGTAAACTATCTCACCAATTGGCAGTTGCGCTGCAATAATCCCTGATGTAAGGGTAGGCATAGAACCAGTACTAGCAGTTAAAACAAACTTATAGATAGCAGAGTTGCCACCAGCATAACCAGCAGCATAGATGGCAGAGCCACCTTCTGAGATAGATGACCATATCCAAGCAGTATTAGGGTGAGTATAAAGCGGTGTAGGCAGGGCAATTGCGCTACCAGTAGCACCAGTTAATTCATAAACTGAGTTAGTAACAGCGCCAACAAGGCGTTGCTTAACCCAAGCAAGGGTTGCCCGTGTGCCAGTTGCGTAGTATTCAGTCCAACCAGTAGATGCTGCGTTAATTGGACCAGTATAAACGTGGTCATTATCGGCAATAAACAAACGCGTGCCATCTGTTACTACTGCACCATCTAGTACGTTACCTAGGTTAGTAGGGGCATATGTTGTTACTATTGTGCCATCTGCTTGAAAAGATTTAATTGTAGTAGAACCAGGGATGTATCCAACAACTACATCAGTACTACCAGATACTCCAGAAATAAGTTTATAGATACCACTAGTAACACCAGTCATATTGGCTGTCTCTTTGAGTAGAGTTACCTGTCCCTTAGTCCAAACATCTACATTGTCTGAGTCAGCAAAGCGGTGACTAACTGTTTCACCTGCGGATGGGTCATAGAATTTTATACCTGTACCAGTATGAAAGGAAGACTGGCTTCTTAGCCACCATCCAGTAAGTGATTGCTCACCAGGTTCTGCGCCAATGTCTGACTGTTCCTTACGGAATGGGGCAGTCTGTCTAATGTAAGGACGGGCATCACTGATAGCATAGAAGAAGGGAAGTCCACCTACTGCTACATCATATGACTCATTAGTGTTTTGCCAAACAGAAGTAGAAGAAACAATGCCAAGGTCGACAGCAATAGCACGACCAACACCAGCAGTTGTAGACCCTCTACCTTCGGTAATATCACGACCAGTCACATCTGCTCCTTAATTAAATAGACCACCAGACAGTCTTGACTGGCTCTCCTCGTTGCTTCCATCTTAATTCTCTAAGCATTTTATTCTGCTTAGCCCAGTCAATATCGCTATCCGAGTGCTGCGATTTCTTCGCCTGAGAGTCCAAGTGCTGCAAGTTTTGCTTGCGCTGAGAGTTTTGCATCTGCCT